AAGCCAATATAGTGTTATCATCGGGAGCGTACCTCCAAAACCACATATGCGCAGACCATACCCGACAATCAGCAGCGTTCATCAAGTCAAGTCAGCGCAAACATTCATAAAGGCTATGCTATTGTTAGCAAAGGAAAGCGAAAAGCTGATAGCTGAAATTCTACCGAAACAGTACGAACTTCAAACCAAACTGTTTGAGGATGTGCCTGACGAATGGAAGTTTGGCAGCCTGTTCACTTCATCAATCAGCAACTACAACATCAGCGCACCGTTTCACAGAGATGCTGGAAACATAGTTGGTGCAGTCAACGTCATAATCACCAAGCGAAGGAATAGCAAAGGCGGAAACCTACATATACCTGATTACAACGCGACCGTTGACCAATGCGAAAACTCCATATTGGTTTATCCAGCTTGGCGCAATATTCACGGAGTTACACCAATTATACCCACTTATGAGGATGGTTATAGGAATAGTTTAGTCTTTTATCCACTAAAAGCATTCAAGGGTCTATGAACAAAACAGAACAACATAAAAAAGCAATGGTAGAAGCCCTTGAAAAGTCTTTAGGGGTGGTTACAACCGCCTGTAAAAACGTAGGTGTTGGCAGGACTACTTTTTACCAATGGTTGCAAGATGACAAAGAGTTTGCCAGAAAGGTAAACGACATACAGAACATTGCCTTAGACTTTGCAGAAAGCCAACTACATAAGCAAATAAGCGAGGGCAGTACAGTAGCCACAATATTTTACCTAAAGACCAAAGGCAAGAACAGGGGGTATGTGGAAAGACAAGAGGTTACAGGCATAGATGGTGCGCCAACCAATGTAAAAGTGGAAATAGTCAATAATGAATGAATGTAAAAGCCACAAAGACATATTTAAGGAATTGGCAAACAACCAAAAAAATAATTGTCAATCGTGGTGGCACAAGAAGTGGCAAGACTTATTCTATATGCCAGATAATCATGATATGGCTTTTAACAGGTCAAATTAGAGAGAATCAACACATACCTAAAGGCACTTGCTCAGTAGTTCGTAAGTACGGCACAACCATTGCCAAAACAGTACAAAGGGATTTTCACGAGATATTAGGGGATTACGGAGTATTGGAGATTGTCGAATACAACAAAACAAGCCGTATATACCGATACAAAGAACGCATGGTAGAGTTCTTTGGTGCTGATGACCAACAGAAGATTAGAGGTTACAAGGCTAACATACTATTCTGTAATGAGGTCAATGAGTTGGGCTACAAGACAGAGTTTAGTCAATTACTATTCCGGACAACTGATTTAATCTTTATGGATTTTAACCCCTCAGACCCATTTGTCTGGGTCAATGAGGAGATAGAGATTAAACGTCAAGGAGAAAAGAAAGATGTTGAAGTTATAGTCAGCACCTACAAGGATAACCCATTTATCAATGATGCCCAACGCCAAGAGATAGAGTACCTGCAAATAAGCGACCCAGAGTTATGGAGGGTATATGGTTTAGGAGAATATGGTAAAGTAGAGGGATTGGTAATACCTAACATAACCCTAATAGATGAATTACCAGACGATGTAAGGAAGATTGGAGGGGGCATGGACTTTGGATTCAGCAATGACCCAACGGCTTTTTACATCTGTGGCATCAAGCAAAACAGACAAGCCAAGATGACTGAAATATACGTTGATGAGGTTATTTACGAAACAGGCTTGACAGATAATGACATTATAGCGAAATTTAACGCTAATAACATAAACAAGACCTTGAGGATATATGCTGACTCAGCACAACCAAGCACCATTGAAGAGATGAGGAGGTCTGGATATAATGTAGCCCCTGTGAGTAAGAAGAAAGATAGTGTAAAACATGGACTGCAAATAATGAAAAGAAGCCGTATTTTTGTAACTAAGCGCAGTATAGGATTTATTAAAGAACAGAAGCAATATAAATATAAAATGTTACCTAACGGAGAATATAGCAACGACCCAATGGACTTAAATAATCATGCTATGGATGCGGTTAGGTATTATTGTCTAATGAATCTATCAGCCTCAATGACAGGCTTTGGATTCGCAAACGCAAAATAAATGCACGAGATAATACAGGAGATAATCAATAATGGTATAATTCATAACTATTACCACAGGACTAAGGAGGTATCAAAATTAGCCTATACAATTAACACAGGCAAAGGGCAGGAAGATATGCTGACCTCACTACGCAAGAGAGAGAGCAAAGAGCAGATGCAACAACGCATTGATATTACCAATTCAATTACTCAAGTGCCTGTGGCGATTACGACCAATTATTACAACAAGGTTAGGCGAGTATCTGGAGTCTTAAAGAGGATAGACAGTGAGGATAAGGAAAGGTTAGAGTTGTTAGAAAATCAAGTAAAAAATTTCCATGAGCATCAGAGTCTGGAGGAGTATATACATGACACCCTTAGTCATTACACTTTCTATGACCCTAATGCTTATTTATTAATATTACCAGAAACCGTATATAACGAAACAGGACAAGCCGTTGATTTAGACATTAAGCATAGTATAATAAGGTCTAAGGACGTTTTGTATGTTGATGAATACAAGGGTAATGCCCAATGGATTATCACTAAGAAAGAACGATACATCAAGGATAAATACGGCAGGGATATAGAGGTATATGATTATTGCTATTACGGTATAGGGATGGTCATAGAATACATAGATGTTACAGAGGGTGGAGAAGTAGGGGATTTAGGTACAGTTACTCTGGAGAATAAAAATAAGCAGGTAAGAGAGTTTGCTATGTTTGAATATCCAAACAATTCAAAGACATGCCCTGCCATCACTTTAAGGTCTTATCTTGATGCCCAGACGCACAATAAGACAGGAGTAACGCCTTTAGAACCTGCAATGCCATTATTAAAGAAGTTGATTAACATTAATAGTCTTAATGACTTAGTTACTTTCCTGCATACTTTCCCTAAGAGATTTGTATTAGCGAGAACCTGCCAAGATGACCAATGCGACAATGGTTATTACCCGGACATGACTATCTGTCCGAGTTGTAAGGGAACAGGAGCAGACCATCACACATCAGAGCAGGACATTGTAGTTATTACTGTTCCAGATGGTGCGTTAGCCAATGAGTTGCCAGACCTACAAAGGTTCAGCCATACAGAGCAACCAGACATTGCTACGCCACAGTATTTAGATGGCAAGGTCAATGATTTAATTAGGTCTATCCTATTAGCGATATTCAACCAAGAGGTATTCAGTATGGCTGAGATAGCCAAAACTGCAACAGAGAAGATGCTTGAGTATCAGAACATTTACGATAAACTGCAACCATATACCGAGCGAATAAGCATAGTATATCAAAGAGTAGTTACGTTGATGGCTGATTACTATGAAATAGAAGATATAGAGGTAGAGCATAGTTTCCCTTTAGACTACCAATTTGAAAGCGAGGTAGATTTAATAGCCAGATACAATACTGCCAAGACCGCAGGTTTGAGCCAAGAGATATTGAACAGTTACGAAACCAAGATATTGGAAAGGCAGTACAGGAATAACCCCTATAAAATCATGCTTGAAAAAGCATTGATGCAACACAAACCATTTAGCGACAAATCAGAATCAGCCATTATATCTATTTTAACCAACAGGGCAAATAATGACTACGACAAGGTATTATGGGAAAATTGGAGCAAGGTGAGAGAGATAATCAGCAGGGAGTTTGAGGAGTTTCCATATTCTAATACAGATAGACAAATTCAGATAATGCAGTCAATAGTTGAAGATATTACGCAATCAATTAACTACTTACAACCCTTAGATGCTCAAATAGTGCTTGAATGACAGAAAAGGACATCAGACAAGATATTGACAGGCTAATAGGCAATGAAACTGATAGGCTTGAAGCACTTATAAGGAGAATAGAGAGGTTATTGTATGATGAGTCAGTTGCAATTTTAGATGAATTTGATTACATAGTTGTCAACAATACCCCAACCATTGCCAATAACCCTAAAAATATGCGCTTGGCTACCGTTAAGGCAGGGAGTCGTTTAAAGGGCAAATACGAGGCAGTTAAGAGGAATATTATCCAAAAGGTATATGACATAGCCAAAAAGGTAATAAGGTCGTTAATCCTGCTTAAAACGGCTCAAGGGACACCATTAAGTGAAGCACAACAGAAGTCAGCAGAAGAGATAGTATTTTTAAGGTATGGGTTCAACGCAAGAACAGGCAAGTTAATCAAAGGTGGCTATCTGGAAGCCATTACTGACATTCAACCTGTAATCACTCAGACCGCAGGGGATATGATTAAGGCAATACAGAGCGGAGAGGGGGTTATTAACTTTAAGAGAAGATTCGCTCAGCAATTCATGAGTGGAGTACAACAAGGGTATTTGACAAGGTATTTTAACAGGTGGACTAATGACATCTTCCAACAAGTTGATGCAGTTACTCAGTTACAGTTAGCAACGGAATTAGGGCAAAACTATGGTATATATGCAGGGACAATAAAGGACAATACCAGATGCTTTTGTAAGGAGCGAATTAACCATATCTACACAAAAGAAGAAATGGTGTCATGGAATAACCTATCTTGGAAAGGAAAGATTAAAGGTGGCAACGTATTGATAGATAGAGGAGGTTATAATTGCCGACACACTATTAATTGGGTCAGCGATGAGATAGCAGAGAAAATAATTGAAAATCAACAACTAAATACTTATGAATTATGCTAATTACATGGGAACAATTAGGGGCATTGATGACAGGG